GTTAAGAGTGCTGTCTTCATTTCATCGTATGAGAACTTCTTAAAAAGCTCCATAGGATTAGGTTGAGTGTTTAGCCACAATTTAACTTGCTCTGCATTATCAGAAAGAGTTGTGATTTTGGTTCTGATACGTACTGTTGATGTGTTGTACATAAGACCAGTAGTTTCTTTGCCTTGAGTTTCGACTGTGAGATCACGGCCTTCGATAGGATCGGTAAAATCTCCTACGTCTTCGTCTTCTGCTATTGCAAGAAGATCCATGTAAACTTGCTTACCAAATTCCCAAAGTCTAACGCCTTTGTCTTCTTCTCCTCGAACGATTACAGGTACAAATACCCTCATCTTTGGTTCAAGCTTCTTAGCTAATTGCCAATTGTCTTTCTCAGAAGATTGCCTAAGCTTCTTTGTAAACTCTAGGATTGGATCTGCTTCCGACCAATTAGATAAAGCTGGCATCATACGATTTGAGATCTCGTAGTACACATGCATCTCTTTGAATGGATTCGATCTGTCGTAAACAGAAGGAACGATTCTTACAGAGTGTTTGCCGATACCTGGCCTCCAAATGGTTTGGGATTTTTCTTTGCTCTGGCCTTTTGGGTTTTGAAGAGTGGCCAGCCTCTTCTTTAAGAGACTTATATCCATATTATAACTGTTTATCTATCAAATATAACTAACTTTTGCGAAATAGAAAAATTTATTTTTTATGTGAGATAAAAAAACCCTCTAGATTGAGGGTTTTTCACTTATTTTTTTAATTCGTCTTGTTTACTTAACAACTTATCCATTTTAGACTCTAATTTTTCAAGTTGTTTTTCTAAGTATCTTACTTCTTTATCATCTCCATCTTCTTCTGCATCTTCAATTTCCATTCTTTTATCATCTATATCTAATGCAAGATCATCGATTTCATCTTCTAAATCTTTTAGGCTTTTTGGCTTTTCTTTGGCTTCTTCCAATAATCCAGCTATTTTTTGAAGCTTTTGTACTTCGTTTAATTGTGATTTCATTGTTTTTTTTATGATAATAAATATTACAAGTTTACTATTTTGTGAATCGCGGTGTTGAGCTTCCTCAAGCTTCCGTCGGGCTGTGTAAGTAGCACCGAATTTTTATAGTCTTGCCACTCGATTTGATAAGAGTTATCTAATACACCACCATTTTTAGATTTGACGATTGCATTTAAAGCATTAATCGTGTAAAGCGTGTTAGTTTCTTTTTTGCGATGAAGCAGTATTGTATTGGGCAATATTTTTGTAGTTGGTCCTTCTACTTGTATGTTGTAAGTACACATGTATTCTTCGGAATCAGGAGAAGACATTACGAATATTTTGTTATAGAGTATCTTGTATTCGCTAACAATTTCGTAAAGTCTGTTATCCAGATCTTCTTTTTTTGTAAAGCTGCAGAAAAGTCGATTCATCAAAGAATCTTGTGTTAAGTTTATAATATTGTGATGCTCCATAACCTATTTTAGTAATTATAAATATTGGGCTTATTATGAAAATGAGTAATTAATTCCATGGGTGTGTTTTACTGGAAATTCTCCTTGTTGAAGAATGTCTTTTATTTCTATTAATGCTTCTTTTCCGTCTTGTACAGAGAAGTCGAACAAAAAAGCATCATATGTAATAAGTATCAGTTTGGTTTTCTTATCTTTAAGATACTCTTTTATTTTTAAGATCTTTTCTACATTAGTCTTAGTCTCTAAGTTTTGTAGAATATAGTTAAAAAGTTTATGTTTAGTTATAGTACTGTGTTTTTTTAGTATTCTGCCTGTAGGTAAAACATAAGAGGACTGAGCTTTATACTTTTTGTACTCTTGATTAGTGTAAGAACTCATACAAGAAAGAAACTCTATATGTGAGTACTGAGGTTCTACTCCTCCGTAAAGTTGCCTAAACGTAATTACTTTTGCTTGCTTATACTCTTCATCTGTGATTTCGTTCGCCGGCTTATTGAAATATTGACTAGCCAACATTTTATGCATAGATTCTGAATTTGATAGTTCTATGCCAACTAGTTTAGCAATAAGTCTAAGATGATAAGAATCAAAATCGAATTCTACGAAATAATCGTTTGTTGGTACAAATTGTTTTCTGTAGTCTCCTTCTTTAGGTATGGCTAGAAAGTTTATTCCCTTAAAAGAATTAGTAGGTCTTCCTGTTAAGTTATATAAGTTGTAGTAAGAATACGCAATGCTATTACTGATCACACCCGTGCTGTTTGGTATGTTATATAAAGTCTTAACATGTTCTTCTATAACTCCAATACCGCTCTGCTCTACGTAATGGTATGCGTCTAGGATCAGATTATCGAAGCTTGTATCTAGTTCTAGTCCCATTAAATACTTTATCTGATCATAAAAGCACTCGCATTTCTCGTAATGCTTTGAAATAGGAATAATATAGTCTACGTTAACTAGATCGGATTTATTTTGATAAAAAGATCTATGAAACTGAGTGTCGCAATTATACTCTTTTACTTCGTTATTAGAATCTAATGCTACTAAGTTTAAGTCTACTGCGTTTGCTACTGAAAGATGGTAAGCATGATACTTTTTGTCTATTAGATATATGGTCTTATGCTTGCTTAGAAATAAGTTTATAGATTCTATATCTAAAGAAAAGCTTTCTGAGTGGTGAATAGTTAGCATATATCCCTTTTCACCGTTATTATAGTATACTAAGCTTGGTCTGACTAGTTTAGGATGAAATAGTGGATTAGTTACTATAAGCTGAATGAAAGCCTTTTTAGTGGCTTCTAATTTATCTAACTGATCTTGTTTTTCTACGATATAATACATTACAACCTTTATTAATACAAATATATTAAAAAGAATTCGTTGTATTGTTATAGATCTTTACAGTGCAGTAGGTCTAGAGAATTTAGTATAGTCTCCTCCAATAAAGTCTGTTATTCCCAAGAAAGTTTTGTTCGCGTTTTCTACCAATCTTTTGTTAGTCTCTATTATTCCTACTCTTGTATCGTATTGATTGACTCTTACTGAGTTTAGTGGTCCAGTTAGTTTCCACAAAATTTGAAGTACTAAATAGTCAGATACATCATAGTCTACTGTGCCATTTATAAAGTTTGTGTATTCTTGATTTGATATTTCAGTAACAAATCCACGATCATTAACTCTTTTGACAAAAGATCTAAGCAAATATCCTTTTTTATAGTCTCCATCACTAGCAAATGGAAAATATGGTGTTGGTGCTCCAGTATTTCGTTGCTTGTTAGCTCTTATTGATAAACTAGGAGTTTTATCTACGAATTGTTGTTTTAGTTCATTTGGAAAACCAGAGTCATTTATATAATCTGAATTTGAAGCTTCGCTTAAAGGTCTTAACTCTTCGTTAGGGCCAACTATAGGATTTGCACCGCTAAATTTTCTTCCATCATAAGTTATGTAGTATTTGCCTTTGTAAGGACCATTAGAAGTCTTTAACTCACTACCGTTCGTAATAAGATCAGTCTTTATTCTAAAAGTTGGATAGTATCTTAATGACATAGCTTTATTTTAAATTATCCAAAATATGATCCTCCGATCAGTTTATAATTTTTTACAGCATTGTCGAAATTAGAAGAGTCTCTACCGACTATAGATCTTCCGTCTTTATCATAAAATAAAGATCTATTTGCAGAGGTAAAAAATAAATAATTTTTTGGGACTTGTGATAATAGTCTTTCAGCTGCTCCATATATACTGGTTTGTGCTTTTGCATTTGGTCCTACTGTAAAATTATTAGTATTTCTACCAGTTACCGATTCAAATTGATTTTTTCCTCTTAATTGACCATATACAGTCTTTCCATAATTTCCAAAATTTGATCTTACTCTATTAAGTATCACCGCCATTACATAAGCTCTTTCTGTTTGATTTGCGCTTGCTTCCGCAAATGTAGCAGATACAAGTTCTGACCATGCTGAATCTGTCAATTGGCTTCCTAAATACGATTCAGCGGCTGCTTTAGCTGCGTTGTTTATACCGATAAAGCTAGTATTTGAATAATTAGAAGTTGAAGAGATTTGTGTTGTCTTAAATCCTATAGAAGGCGCGTATTCTGTCCTTAATTTAGCTTGTTCAAAATCTTGTGCTTTTTTTAAGAACATCATATTAGCTCTTACATTGCTTAACCATTGATTACCTTCTATAGTTTGATCTAGTCCTACCACTACGAATCCTACTGTATTTACTTTATTTTTTTCTCCATAAGGATCTCTTAAACTTAAATTATAAGTCTGCGGTAAAAACTGTTCAGAGACTGTAAAAGCTTGTCCCATTCCTAATCCTGAGATACCGTCTGTGGAAAAGTTTAAACTTACAGGAATAACAGCTGATGCTCTTGTGCCTTTTTCTTCTCCTTTTATTTTTGACATTCTTTCTATAAAATAGTTAGTCGCGTGACTAACGCTAGAATCTGCTGGAGTAGTATCGCTATAATAAGTCTCTATAGCTTTATTAAACTGTATTGCAGAATTAATTGTTGCGTCTGATATTTTTATTGTGCTTCCTTTTATTTCTCCTCTGGTTGGTATATATCTATCATTATATCCTAAGTTGTAGAATCCAAAACTATCAGAAGTTTTTGAAAGACTTGATAGATCTTCTCTATTAGAGTTTGCAGATATTGCTATCATATTAGATAGCTTACTTGAAATTTCTGTTCTTATTTCTAAAGATCTAGCTAAAGATCCAAGTCCAAAAAGAGGAAATTCTGTTCTATTAGTTTCTATGTATTTATTTTCTAAATTAGGACTCATTTGATCATCCGTGATATGCATAGTATTTCCTGAGTCATCATAAGCTAATCTAAACATATTAAAATCGCCTAAATACTTGTTAATATCAAAAAGTATCTGTTCTATAAATTCTTTTGCGTATATGTCGTTAGATTGATCTTGTTTAGAGTAATTAGCTACTGTTTTTAATAAGTAATCAGTACTTACTAATATATTCATAGTTTTTCCCCTATAAATTAACTTGTCTTGAGAACTAGCTATTTTAAATTTAGGTAAATCTACGGATAATCTATCACCGTTTTCTTTATCTTCTGGTTTAAATATTGGAGTTGTAGTAGATCCTTCTAC